AGTTGGATTATTAAATTTTTCTAGTAAAAACTCTCCATAGTCCATTGCTTCTGGCATTCCAGCATCAGCAGCACCTGGTTCAAAACTAAAAGCATCATTTACCCAAAAATTACTTAAATCCTCATCATCTAATGATGATGGTGGTGTAATCCCCATACTTATTAAATAATCTTTGTAAGCTTTTCTATATTTTGCAATTCTTTCTGTTTGTCCTGGGATAATTAAACTTGCATTAAATGCAGCTTTTGTTCTATTATTTATAATATTTTTTATAATACCATCATCGTCTTTATCTTTTGGTTCTGGTCGTACATATCCTGGTTTAATAGTTGTAGGCACATATGTTTTATCGACACCTGGATGATGAACAGGTCTTGGATCTGGTGATTTTGTAGTAGGTCCAAATCTATCTGGATCCTCTCTTGGTCCTCTGTCTGAACCTGAATAATCCCTACCACTTCCTAATGAAGTTGCTCCCCCACCTGGTGGTTGATATTTTGGTCTTGTACCATCTGGATTTTTCTTTACTAATAAATCTGCTCCTGTATGAGGAACTAACCTAGGATTAGCTATTCCACCTTCATTCATACCTGCTCTAGCTTGTGCTACAAATTCTTCAAAAGACATTGGTTGTAGTCCTTGTTCTTCCATTTCAAATACGTATTGTTGATATTGTTCTACTAACATTGGATCTGCCATTGCCATTTGTTGTGGTGCTTGAGGTCCTTCATTACCTGAGTAGGTAATTTTTGGTGCGCCTGTGTCTAGTGATTCTAATCCTGTTTTCATATAATTTTGTATGTTAATTTAAAAAGCAGGAATTTAACCTGGGGTTGTTAATAATACTTGTTTTTTTCAAGTAAATCAAGCCTATGATGTAACTACTC